CAGACTATCAAGGGACAAGAGCAGTACCGAGACTCGAGTTAGGGGAAGCGGCGCTGGAGTTTATCCAGTCGCAGGACGAGTTCATAGGCACGAGAGTTCTGCCTATTTTCCAAACCAAAAAGAAGGCGAGCATCTTTCCGGCCATCACCCGGGAGAGCATTACGCGCGAAGCGGATACCAAACGCGCGCCTCGCGGCAATTACAACCGTGACACCTTTCAGGCCAAAGACCGGCAGTACAACTGCGAAGAGCATGGCTTGGAAGGGCCTCTGGACGATTCCGAACGGGAAATGTACGCCACGGATTTCGATGCCGAGCTTACGACCGTTCAGATCGTAACGCGCAGGGTTCTGCAGGCGCAGGAAAAGAGGATCGCGTCGAAGGTTTTCGATACCACGGTCTTTACGGGATCGAAGCTTTTTACGGATTTCTCGAGCGCGCCGTGGGACAATATCTCAAGCGATGTCATCGCTCAGGTGAGAGCCGCGCGCGAGCAGGTGAGGCAGAACTGCGGCATGGAGCCGGGGACGCTCATCATGAGTAAGGCGAATATCGACCGGCTTCTTGGCAATGAGAAGATAACCAAAGCCATCCAGTATGTCGCAAGGCTGACGGAAGCGGAGATCCTTAACGCCATGGCGGACATTCTCGGCGTGAAGAGGATCCTTGTCGGCAAGGCGATCTATAACACCGCGAAAGAAGGCAAGGCGTTTCAGGGTGCCGATATCTGGAGCGATGATTTCGCCATGGTAGCGGTGATCGGCGAAGGGCAGAGATTGTCCGATCCGACCGTTGGAAGAACATTCCTCTGGACGGCGGACAGCCCGGAGAACGCCACGGTCGAGCAGTACCGCGACGATGCGGCCAGAAGCGATATCTTCCGCGTGCGTCAGCATGTGGACGAGATCATCATCGATCCGTATTTCGCGCATCTTATGAAAGTCGACGCTTAACAATAGGGATGCCCGGGGGCGTAACAGCTCCCGGGCCCCTTTTGGGGATGTGTTCATGAGCTTAAAAGAACAAATGCCGAAAGATGCCGTCGGTTCTTTCTTGAACATGGGAGAGTTTGCCGAGGAGATCACGTATACGACCGGCGCGGGAGTGTTCAAGGTCATTGCGGCCGTGGTGGTGCGTTATGAACTTACACCGGCAGAGGAAAACATCAACCGGTCGCTCAAGAAGCAGGCGGAGGTCTATATCGCCAATGATGCTACCAGCGGTATCGCGGCAGTGAGTAAAGCAGACGACCGCATCACGCTTAAAGACTCGGAAGGATTCGACCGCGAGGCTCGTATCAACGATGTCATCAGCCGTGATGAAGGGATGTGGCATTTGCTGGTGGGGTGGTAGGTATGGTGCAGTTAACCACAGAGATTGATACAAGGGCGCTGGACAGGGCGATCAAGATCGCGCCCCGCGTCCTTAAGTTTGAGTTGGCAGACGGGCTGGATCGTATCGGCAAAGGTTTTTTGAAACGGTTCAGACAGCAACAGCTTCAGGGGCCTCCGGGTGTGCGCGGTGCATCCGGCCACGGTCTTTTCGGCACGTTCAAGCGGGTGTTTTTAGTGTCGCCCGAGATCGAGGGCATGGGAATCGAGGTTTTCTCGGAGTCGAAGATTGCCAAACTGCACGAGACCGGCGGCACAGTCAGGGATCCCGGAGGCAAGCGGCTCGCGGTGCCCTTATCGGCGCGGTCGGAAATGTTCACTCCGTCGGGCAAATTGAGAGCGCGGTATAAAAAGCCCAAAGAATTGAAAAACGTCCGGGCCTTGCGTTGGAAAGGCGAGACGTTTCTTGCACGGGTAACGAAACGCGCGCAGAAGATATTGCCGCTGTATGTGCTCAAGCGGTCAGTGCGTATAAAGCCGCGGCTGGGGTTTTACCGGACATGGGACGGTTTGGTGAATTACCGGATAGATATTTTGAATAAATCGATCGAAAAGGCGTTGAGGAAAATCTGATGGAAACGGTCAGAGAGCGGATATTGCAGAACATCAAGACTGTGCTTGAAGGCGTGACGATCGCCAACGGGTACAACTTCGATTTCACCCCTGCCACAGTCCAGCGCTGGTCGATGCACGGCAACAGAATGGTCGATATGCCGATGGTCGTGATCAGCCCGGGCGATGAAGACGAGTCGAGCATGCCGAATCCGTTTGAAGAATGTCTTTTAACTCTGTATCTGGACATATTTTTTGTAAACGACGAGAACGATCCGGTGCCGACCGATACGTATTTGAACAGACTGCAGGGCGATATCAAGAAGGCAATTCTGCAGGACCCTACGCGCGCGGGCAATGCGGTTGATACGGATGTTTTGGGAACAACGCCGTTTGAGACGACCGAAGCACAGCCGTACGCCGGGATCATCATGGAGGTTCGCGTCCGTTATCGTCATTTGCGGACGGACCCGACAGCAAAGAACTAAAAGGAGGAATTGCAATGTCTATGCTCATAAGAAAACGCCAGCTTGCGGCGAAGATTGAGGCGGTCGAAGGGTCAGCGGAAACACTTCTGGCGGCCGATGCAGGCATTCTGGTGAATTTCTCGCCGAAGGCAAGCTACGATCCGCAGATGTACCAGCGGGATCCTGTGCGCGCATCTTTAACCAAGATGGGCAAGCTGGCAGGGAAACGCTCGGCCGGGATCGATTTCAGTATCGAGTTGAAAGGCTCAGGATCGGTTACGGTTGAGCCGGAATGGACGTGGCTGGTCAGGGCCTGCGGGTTTCAATCGAACACGCTTAAGAAAATATCCATCGGCGTGATTACCGGCGGGCCTTACCGGCACGGAGAGGTGATCACAGGCGATACGTCAGGCGCAGTGGGCCGTGTGGTCATTAAGACCGCAAACGGTGCGGCTTCGCTTTATTATGTCGCGCTTAACGGAGTATTCGAGACCGGAGATCACATAACAGGCGCGGATTCCGGCGCGGTATCGACTGCTTCATCCGATCCGGCTAGCGCGGGCTTTGAAATAAAGCCGATCAGCAGTTCCGTGGTTTCTTTGACCATGGGGCTTTATGAGGACGGTGTGGCAAAGCTTCTTAAAGGGTGCCGCGGGACGGTCAAGTTCAACTTCAAGATCGGCGAACCGGCTACGCTCGATTTCAGCTTCAAGGGCGTTGAGCATGGGGTTACGGACACGCCGATGTTTACCGGAGTGAGCTTCGACGATACGGTGCCGCCGGTGCTTTTGAACGCGGTTATGTCCTGCGACGGCGTTTCGCTTAATGTCGGTGAGATGGAGATTGACGTATCGAACACGCTGGCTTCAAAAGACAAGATTGACGATGCGAAGGGGATTTTATCCTACATGATCACCGGCCGGGATATGCAGGGGTCGTTTAATCCGGAAATGGTACCGGTTGCCTCGCATGATTTCTTCTCCAAGTGGTTCAGCAATACGCCGATGGTTCTTGATCTGGCGTACGGAGAAACCGACGGCAACAAGTTCCGGTTCTATGTGCCCGGCATTGTTTACAACAAGGTCGATGACGGCGACCGCGACGGCATTCAGCTGGCGCAGACGTCGTTTGATCTTACCGGTTCGATGGAGCCGGGGGATGATGAACTCGCATTATTACTTTTATAAACAGGAGGTGTTTCCATGCTTACAGGAATTGATGTCAATGCAACACGCGAATATGTGTCGAAACTTGATCCGGACAAAGAGAATCCGAGCGTGTTTCATATCGGACTTTTGGACCCCGTGTTGAGGGCAGAGGTTGACGATGAAAGCAGTACGTATGAAATGAGTTCGACCAATCCCAACGACAAGGCCAAGGTCAGGCTCAATTGGAACAAGCGGCAGATTACGGCGATCAAGTTCGGGCTTAAGGGCCTGACGAATTTTCTTGATCCCGAGACCAAGAAACCGATCGAGCTTAAGTTCGACACCATTCATTACGCGGGGAAGATGAGAAACGTCGTTCCGGACAGGATCATTGCCATGTTTCCGAATGAGCTCAGGCAGGAGCTGGCCGAGGTTATTTTGAACGAATCGAAACTGTCGGAGGGCGAGCAAAAAAACTGATCGTGGCGGTTCATTTGGGCGGCCTCACCGTGAACTGCCAAGGCTGTTTAAGCGGGAGAAAGATACGATGCGAGTATGACGTGCCCGGGCAGGAAGTCTGGGAGCTTAACGGAACGCAGTATCGGGGATGCCCTTTCAAGATCGTCACACGGCAGTCGGCGAGCTTTATAAGGGCATTTCAGTTTTACAGGCAGGGATATATGCCGAACGCGGGCGGCTGGATAGATCAGTCGGCCAAGATGCTCGATGCTTTTGAAGTGATCGAAAAAGAACTGCAGGCAATCGAGCAGGAGATGCAGAAAAGAAGGGACAGATTCAAGCGATGACGAATAAAGAACTCTCGATCATATTGCGCCTAAGAGACGAGGCGACCAAGCGCCTTGAGGGTGTGCGCGGAAACCTGCAGAGATTCGCCAATTCATGGAAACAAAACTGGCTTGCGATTACCGCGGCCATAACGGCCAGCATCATGGCGCTTCGCAAGGCGTGGGATCTCATGGAAATGGGAGCCAAGGCCCAGCAGATCGAGCAGAGTTTCAGCCGGATGGCGGAAAGTGTCGGCATCGACGCTCAAAAAATGCGGCAGGCGATCATGGATGCTTCCAAGGAGACGGTTAATTTTTCTAACGTCGCTGACAAGGTTTCGGCGCTCATGGCTCAGGGCCTGAACATGGATCAGGTCGCGGCTCTCATGAAACAGGCGCGGGCCGAGGCGCGGATATTCGGTACAACGACCGAAGAGGCGTTTCAGAATATTTCGAGTGCGGTTACCGGCGGTCTGGTCACGACCTTGAGACGGTCGTATGGTCTTCAGTTATCGCTTAAAGATGCGGCAGAGCAGTATGCGAAAGCAACCGGCAAAACCGTCGAGGAAGTTCAGAAATACCATATGGCGCAGGCTATGGCCAATCATATTCTCGCGCAGAGTAAATCGCACCTTGAAGCGGTGAATCTCGAGATGATGACCAGCTACGAAAAGGTGCAGATGCTTAAATCCCAATGGAATGATTTTATGGAAAAAGCAGGGCAGGCTCTCTGGCAGGTGCTGGGGTTTTTGCAGGGGTTTGCCAATCATCTGGTGGCGGGTGTTTTCACAATCCTTGAGTACGGCGCGGGCGCGGTTAAAGGATTCATTCAGGGCATAACGAACGCCTTAAACGGCCTCTTGGGTTTTGCGGTCGATTTCTTTCAGGCGCTCATGGTTCCGCTTATAAAGTTTTACGACCTTTTGGGAAAACTTCCCGGCAGTGTCGGCGAAACATACCGGCAGGCATCTGCGGAGGTAGAGAAGTTTTCGCAGTCGCTGGAAGAGAACAAGATCCAGTTTAATGTCGAGGGCCTTACTCAGGGGCTTGAGGAGGCGCGCACGGCATTTAATCTGGCCGCGCAGGAAAGCGCGCGGGACGCGATGAAGCAGTACGACCTTGTGTTTGCCAAGGTCAAAGAGACCGGTGACAAGACAGCGGAAATATTGAAAAACGTAGCCAAGGATGTGGGTAAGAGCGCGGAGGCGGCGGCACAGCAGTTTAACGTCATGGAAGAGTTTGCCAAGCAGTCGGCGCACAACATGCAGAACGCGTTTTCGCAGTTTTTTTTCAAGGCGTTTACGGGCGAGCTTCGCAGTGTCAAAGAGGTGTTCGCGAATTTCGGCCGGGCGGTTCTGCAGATGATCTCGAACATCTTGGCGAAGCTGTTACTCATAAAGATATTTACGGCGATGGCCGGTGCTGGCGGCACGATCTTCGGTGTGCCGGTGGCGAGTTTGTTCCATAGCGGAGGAACGGTCGAAAAGCGCAACCGGGCGTTTATCCTGGCGCATTCTGGCCTTGCCCCGGATGAGGTGCCGATCATCGCGCAAACGGGCGAAGGCGTGCTTTCCCGCAGGGGAATGCAGGCATTGGGCGGGTCGGATAACTTGCGCGCGCTTAACCGCGGGGAATCTATGCGCGGGGAAGGTGTCACGATCAACGTCAATCAGGTGATTCAGGCATGGGATGCGCAGGACGTTTGGCGCAACCGCAAGATGCTTTCCAATGCCATTGCCGACGATATTTACAATAACGGGAAGATCCGTTCGGTGATCAGGAGTTACGCATGAGCGATTTTAATTATCTACCGGATTTTGTTTTCGAAGAGACGCTGGAATGCAAGACGCTTATTTCGGAGTTCGAAAGCGGCGTTGAACAGCGCAGGCGCAAGTGGGCGGCACCGTTACGCAAATGGCGGCTCAGGTTTTCCAGCCGGTCAAAGGCGGATATGGAAATGGTGCGGAATTTCTTTTCCGCGAAGTACGGCTCATTTATGGCGTTTACATGGACGAATCCGAACGATGCCGTGGAGTATACGGTTCGGTTTGCCGAGGACAGTTTTAAATACACGATGAAGGCGTACGAGGTGTACGACTTTGAGTTCGATTTTATAGAGGTGAAGTAATGCC